TCGTAAAATAATAATACGGCATCTTTGTATTTTTTTAAATAAGCACTTGCCATGATTAAGGCAAATGAAGTTTTAAAATGTTTAGATGGACCTGCAAGTACTGTAAGTCCTGGTGCTAAACCACCGTCCATTGAGCCGGACAAGGCTACGTTTATCATTGGTACATCGGTCGGTACCATATCTTTTTCATTAAAAAATTTAGAATCCGCAAGTATTGACGTAAAGTCACTCTTACTATTCTTTTTAAGTTTATCCATTATTGATGACATGCATTTCTCCTACAAATAATAATATTATATCATAAATTCATCAAGACGTAAAGGATTATTTTCAACTTTAAGAGTCCTAGTTTTATTGTCTTGCATTACAAAATCAGTTTCTATCATCTGATTATCTAATCTTCCATCGCAAAATCTTAATACGTTCTCTGCCATATCTTGTGCAGTTGTAACAGGTACATTTTGACATATATGATTTGCATTTTTTATACCGCCTTGTAACATAAAATCTTCTGGCATTTTCATTATAGACAAGCATTCTCGTACAGTTAAAAATCTATCTTCATCTGGATGCGTAAGCATAGTTGGTAAATGACCAACAAAAGCTCCAATATGATCTTTTGGAAACTCTATATTTTTTCTCATTATATTGCCACCAGATTCTAGTTTTCTATGTATTCTTTCGCATTTAGCTGCGTCTTTATCAAAACCATTTTTAAACATCCACTTACTAACTTTATCGTATTTTGTTTTTGACTCGATGTAAGTTAACACGTTAATTGATTTTGTTATTCTTGTATCTTGAAATTCTTTATGCGATATCCCGCCCTCAAGTTCCTCGAGGACATACCGATAAAACGGGTTTTGACTAGGAACGTTAGAATTAGTTAAGACATTCATTTGATCTCTAGGATCTCGTTTCACGGAACGTATCGTATCTTCTATTCTTTCGTATCCTCTTTTTATATATTCAAGTTTAGGTACTTTTTTACCCTTCCAAAAGAAATAAAATGACCTGTCTCTTACCTGTCCTAATCCGTGAAGAATCGACTTTGTTTTATATACTGAGAAAACGTATCCGTTTTCTTCTCCAATTCTTCTAAGATTTTCACGGATCGGCTCTCCAACTTTTGAAGCGAATCTTGGTGCGTTCTCGCCCCAGAATACTTTAGGTTTGATAGTACCAAGGACATAACGCGCTGTGGCAGGCATCCAATCGTTAATAGCAGCATCAGAACTAGCTGAAGGATTGAGACTACTGAGGCCAGCACAAGGGCAAACAGTGTTGACAACATCGACACTAGGTAAGTTAGGTACCCTATCGCTTCCAATAAGATAGTAGGGAACTTGTCCTTTATAATATTCCACCAAGTTAAAATCGTTTGCTTTGAAATCTTCATAACTTAAAATATACTCCGGTTTCTTCTTAAAGACATTTTGCATTGCAATTGTCTCACCACCTATAAGTGGTACTATGCTAGCATACTTCATCAGTGAGGCACCGTCTTTTTGACAATGTAATCCTCTACATTCATTTTAGGCTCCCACCCTAAAGCTTTTAGATCACTGTTATCTGCCGTGTTATCTAAAGCCTCGCAAAGTTCTCCGTCAGTAACTGGAAGATGACCAAAGCCAGCTAGCAATCCAAGGTCTTCTACTTTGTGTCCTTCACCAGTTCCTATATCATATGCTTTTTTAAGAGTCCTATTATTTTGATTCATTAATAATACTATCGCTTCTACTACATCGCTAATGTGTATAAAATCTCTAGTGTGCGTAGTTAAATGCTTTACAGAGCCATCTAGTAATTTACTAATAAACATAGTATCTCTAGCTCCTTTGCCATACACGGTAGTAAATCTTAAAGCAATTTGAAAGTCAAAAGCAGTTTCTTCATTTACTTTTTTACTAGTTCCATAAGGGGATAACCACCAGTTGTGAATACACGAAGAAGACGCGTACATTAATGGTATATTATTATATGCGCATATCTTTTGTATGCGAGTAGTATTCTCTACGTTGTTATCCCAGTATTTTTGTGGATCTTCTAAACTTTGTCTAACATTAGCATATGCTGCTAAGTGTATAACATAACAGCAATCTTTAGGATCGAAATCCTTAATGCACTGTGGTGGATTTTGTCTTAAGTCCCACTCAATTACTTCGTGGCCGTCTTTTTCTAATCTCTCCATTAGGTGACTACCTATGAAACCACGAGATCCCGTTAAAGCTATTTTCATGTAAAAAAGTCCTCCAATGTATTTGGTTTTTCTTCACCTGTCCAGTGTGGATAAGATGATCTTGATAAATGTATTGAATGTGGCATTTCCATATTTTTAAAATCTAACTGACCATCTCTATTTAAGAGATAATCAGTCCACTTAATTATTTTTACTCTTTTTGCTTTTTCTTTAAGTGTTTCATAAAATGCTATTCTGGCTGAGTTCCTTTGTTCCCACGTACCCCAAAATGGTTTGCCTTTGTAATATCCAGACTTTGGTAATTTTCTAGACTCGTCTTCTATTGGAAGAAGCTCGTATATTGATACGTCGTCTATTGGTAAGTTTTCTGCTGCTTGAATATATCTTGAAGCCAATTCTTTAGCATTATCTATATGATTGCCTTCTATTCTACAAAGGTGATGTCTTATATCAATGTTACCAAAGTATAGTTCTACTTTATTAAATGTATTTATGGGGGCAGCATCTTCAATAAATTCTTTAAATCCAGTATTTAAAGCGCCGTTAAGAGTTTTAAAAGGTACTGAATTAACCACCCAATCTGGTCGATACATGCAAATAGCGTGGCTGTCACCAATAACTATCTTATCAGTTAATTTTGGATATTTAATAAATTCAGCAGTATCATGCATTCTTTTTAAATTATTTAAATCAACGTCATGCCAAGCATCTAATATTGCTCCACCAGTTTCTTTAGCTCTATCAATTCTTTCTTCTATCATCTCATGATACGCTGGAAACTCGATACCAACAGAATAGACTTTACCTTTAAACTGCGAAAAGTTACGAGTATTCTCTACGTATGGAAAGCCTTTAACACCACCAAAAAAGTTAAGTCCACCAGTCCAGTCACTACCATGATAGACATACATCTCATCGAACTCGTTGTGGTCTTCTATCTTACCACCCCAATTGATTTCTATATCAACACCAGTTTGTTTTAACATATCAGCATATATCACGCCTTGAGCGCCACGATGAGACTGCGGTCTAGCAGCTATCGGTATAAACGGACAATTCATTATTGCTTTCATACAAAGAACTCCTCTAGTGTATTTTGATCTGTAAGTTCAGTGGCTCTAGATACTTTACGCTTTTCGCAAAGCTTTTTATCTTCTCTTATCTGTAAGTATATTCCAAATTGACAAGATAAAACTTCGGTACCATAATATTTTAAACCATCTTGTTCTTCTCTAAATAGTTTAGAACCATCTGGCATATTTATATTATACGCTTCTGGATGAAACCAAACGTCTTTAGTAAGTCCACATTCTTCTCCATTTTCTCTTAAAAAGTAAACTGCTTCAGCATGTAACTTACGTGGAGCATCTGGCCACATTCTATTTATCAGATAAACAGCACCCGGCCCAGGAGCACAAAACTTATCGTCATGATAGTACTTCATTTGTGGTAACACACTCGTAGAAGCAGCACCATGAAAGCCGTAGTACTCGCCAATCCCCGGCAATTGTCTTAATATTACATAAGCTTGTTGCATATTTTGAGCTTCAGACAATTTTTTATAGGTTCCATTATATTTAAATGATGATACCCAATCTACTACGTCGACAGGATGGAACGCTCTATCTGGATCGTTATACTTTTGTCGACAGTAATTTCTTGAAGCTGCTTGAATCGATGTATGCAGTTCTGTTGTACCCCATATCGGTCTCTTCTTAGTCTTTGCTATTTCAATATTATTTCTAAGTTCGGCAAGATAATCTTTATCATTATCAGCTAACTTATCAAAATCTACAAAACAATCGTTTGGATCTGTACTATTGGTTACTGCCATGTGCACGCCACGAGCTCCATAAAAGTGAGATATGATGCCATTGCCAAGTATGTTAAATTTAGACATATCATGTTGAGCTATCACTGTACCAATGTATCTCATTCTATCATCAAGTGTTATAGTTGGATGAAAGTATTCCACATCTATTCCAAGACCATGGTCTATCTCGCCATGTCTATTTAAGTTATTATATTCTTCATCGATAAATCCAAGATTTATGCAAGATCTAATATTAATCTTTTTTAAGAAATGATTAAAATCTAGCATTAAATCTTTATCAAAAGACCACCAGTCGTAATTATACATATTTACTCCTTTGGTATTAGATCATGATGTACGTGTACGCATTTTATATCCGGACACATTTTTTTAATTTCTGAAATTTGTATTGGATCATCATCGAAGTGTATGTTGATTTTATATCCAAGCCACTGTAAATGTTTAAACCATTTAGCTTTAGACTGACCTGATTGAGCTCTGTCATTAAAATCTTTTGGCTTTGGATTCATAAACAACGGATTTGTTATACCTTTGTCTGATAACATTCTTGTAGTTTCTAATTTAGTATGTATAGATCTTCCAGTCACGATAATATCGTTTGGCCCTGGATAGATGCCATCGTATTCTCCCATGTAAATCACCCCGTCAATATCGAATGAATTAACGGGATGCTTTGGAGCTGTGAACCACGGTTCGAAAGGGTCACGCATAGTCGGTTTCCTCCGCTTGATAAGTGTATGTAAGTCTAGAAGCTTTTGGATTATTTTCTTTTCGCTGTTCTTCAGTAATGTCAGTATATTGCCTGTTTGCAAGCATATCACATTCATATTTAGCCTCGTCAGTTTTAAGTTGCAATGGCGGAGTTTTTTGAGTCCACGCTGATGGTCCTCTTAAGTAACCTACAATACCCATTTCTGCTGCGACTTTACAAAATCTAATTGCAGAAACGACTACGCCACCAGAGTTTGGAGAATCTTGAACAGCCAATCTAGCTGTAAGTTCGTATCGAGCTCCGGCAAATCCATAAGCAACTATGTCAAAGTTTGCTATCTTCTGATCGGATGCAACGTATTGACCGCCCGGCTTTTGTTGTACGGTTAAAGATGGACCTGCATATAACGTAGCACCAGCCATTGGTATATCTCTTACCACGTTTTGACCTTTCAAAACATT